AACTGTTGGTATATTTCCACAGCATTTCTAATGCCTTCATGGGCTAATTTACAGCCCTGATATACCGCCATTAACTCAATCATTTGAGTAACTTTTCACCAAGAAAATGAATCAATCCACCAAACAATGAAGCTAATGTCATTCCAACCCAAAGCCCACCTTTAGACTTATTTGCCATAGCTAACAAACATTTAATGTCAGTAGACATTTCAGATACTTGAGATTCAAGCATATCAACTTTTGCAATAAGTTGACCATATTGGATTGGATCAATTTGGTTCATGTTTTTTACCCAATAATTGCTGTTGATGTTTCTCTATCAATTGTACTTACAAGACCAACTGATAATTTAATTTTATTCATATCTTTTTTTGATTGAATGATTTTTCTGATTAACTCAGCCTCATACTGCGCCATCTCCCACTTGGGAGTGACACGGTAGTCCCAAGTGACAGGAGGAACAAATAGCTTATTGGTATCCTCAAAGCGTCCTTCCTTGATCCTGTCCACCCAAATCAAGAAGTCAGCACCAAAAGCCTCACGGCACTCAGGTGTAGGACACACAAAGTCAGCAATTGAATGAGCACCATATTTACTCGTAATATCGCACAAATGGCCCATCCGTCTGGCTTGTTCTATCCTGTCTTCAAGACTAAATCCCAAATCTTTGTTAATGTGTTTTCTAATATCGTCTGCATTGAAATGGGCAGCTTTTAACTCTCGAGCTAAACATTCAGCTAAAGTTGTTTTACCTGAACCTGGCAAACCCATGATTAATATTTTCATCCTTTGACCTTATACAATTGTTTAATTGCAAAATCAGGTAATGGTGTGCGCCAAAAATCTTTATTAGAATACTTTTCCCATATTGACTTTGGCAAAATTGATGGGCGTTCTTTCCAAGTTACTTCTTTTCTAACTGTATGCAAACTTTTCATATTTAAGGCTTTGTCATACACTTCGTTCTCATACTCAACATTTTTAAAATCATGGTCAAAGTATGGTTTGTTAATAAAACCATAAATCTCACGCATTACGCTTTCAGGTTGCTTGCATAATGATTCGTATTCAACCAACATAATCATGTCGGGGTTTAACAGTAAACCTTCTTCTAAGAAGTAATAAGGCTTAACCACTTGGCCTTCTTTTTTTACATCCATTAAAGCATCGCACCTTGTTGTGACTGTTTGACTAGCTTCATCATCTGTCAAGGTTGCGCCATATAAAGAGTTTTTAGATGCAATACGCTCAAAACTGTCTAATATCCAAGGCAAATCACGAACACAACAAATGATCTTGGTTTGTGGATAAAGGTCTTTTAAAAGGGATGTTTTAGCTGTCCAACCTCTGCTAGTGTCAAATACTGTTTTTGGCGAAACTGCTTTGTAATAAGCCTCAAATAAATCTTTAAGTATTTGTTTTCGTCTATTTTCATCAATCAAATGATTACTTTCGCTTCCCGTAATAACATTAATGGTTGATGCAACTAAACCCAATACAGGTGAGGAAATATCTGCATAAAACTCTGGATTTTGGCGCAAAATAGCAGAAAGTAGGGTTGAACCTGATCTTGGCAAACCAGAAATGAAGAAAAACTCTTTCATGCTGAAGTGGCCTGTGCAATCCAATTGACTGTGGCTTCGTCCCATTGGTAGCGTTTATTTCCACCATTTATAACTGCATCTATAGGTCTTGAAACAGGTGCGCTCCATGTCATTGTGTCTAAATAGCCAATCCAAGACGGGTAAGGCTTACGGGCTTCATGTTCAGCAATTTTAGCTGCCGTATACTCTGCTTCTGTCAAAACTTGCAAAACACCCGAAATAGTTGTATCGGCATCATCATCACAAGTACCATAATATTTAGGTGCTCTTAAATATGTTCCATCAGATGCAACCTCAACAGGCCATGTTGATTGGTCATGCCAAATGTGAACCCATCCTTTAACGTCTGGCATTGATGGGCCTGTGCGTTGTGGTTCGGATGTGCAGATTATTTTAGTTACTGCATCTACTTCGGTTATGCAAATGTATTTCATAATTTTTTTGTTTAAACTGCAATTCTACGAACTGCTCGAATATTGTATGAAGCATTCTTATATGTTATAAATTGATAACCCGCATAAGGACTTACAAAAAACTGAACTTCTGCGTATTTAACACCGCTTCCCGTACTAGACCAGTAAGTTGTAGCAGTAAATGCTTCTGCGCCACCTGATTGAAAATTTGTAGCAGATGTTTGTGCGGGATTACCAGAGGTGTAATTACTTGTTCGTGCTGGAACAGCGTTAGCATTTATGCCACTTCCTAATTGATTAGTTGTTGTGGTAGGTTTTAAATTGTAATAACAAATTTCCAATTCATTTTTTGCTGGCATATACCAATCAGAAAAACCACCCGCACTAACAGTTTTAGAAAATTGTGCCGCTGGGTGCGTTGGATTATTCATTGCTGTAGTGTTTGCTGGCCCATCAATAACAGATGATGTTCCAGCAGTTGTTGTATTTAATATTTTCCATTGCAATGTACTTTCAGCAGATGCTACAGGGCCAATCACTAAGTTATGTGTCGCAATACTATTTCCTGTGGTCGAGATTTGACCAGCAAAAAAACCACCTCCATACGCTGCACCAATAGACGGTAATGGAGGGATAAAACTCCTTTGATTTTGAAATACTGCTTGTAATGCACCACTCATGTCAAACCACTCCCTGAAATAACCCAAATTCCTGAAGATGATACGCCTGAAACTTTAATAGCAGTTGCTGAACCATATTGCGCCAAAGTACGAGTTCCAGTTGTTCCAGCACTTGAAAGATACATTGTATCTGTCGTAATTGCAATGCTAATTGATGTTGCAGACAAGTTAATAAATGTAATTGCTGTTCCAAGCGGATAAGCAACAGAAGACGCTGCTGGAATTGTGTATGTTGCAGCACCAGCACCTGAAGCGTGATAAATATGTTTACCAGAGTCAGCCAACACCGTTGTATAACTGCCTGTTTGAGCATTTTGTGGAATATTTAAAAAACCAACTGCATTTGTGCCATCTACAGTTAAAGTAGATGGGTTAATTAATTGAAAACGAGTTCCATCGTATTCAATTAAATAAACTTGACCACTCACAATATCATTAGCAGCCAAAGCAGTTGTGCCTGATTTAGTAATGCTTTTAGCGCCCAAACTATTTAAATTAATTGTTACTGCACCTGTATTTGTACCAGATGCAACAAATGTAAACAAATTACCTGTGGCATAAGCGGTAAGGGCGGGTGTTAAAGAACCCGTCAATGTGTCTGTGCCTGTAACCGTTGCAATGGTTGTTGCGTTTGCTTGCAATTGCCCGTATTGGGCTGCATCGGTTGCAACAGTCCCAGCACCTAAACCTGTTATTTTAAAACCCCCTAATGGAATATTTGCAGTAGGTGTGGTTTGCCCATCTTTGGTCAAAGCAGTAGTTAAACCTGTAGCCAAATCAGCGGTCAGCAAATTAAATGCTGTGCTAGTGATGGTTGTGCCTGTAACAACAGGTTGACCCGCTGTATTAATATTAAACGTGCCCGTACCGTTGTAACTCATTTTGTTTCCTTAATTATTGGTCAATATTTTGGCCTACTGTAGAGCCAATACCTGATTGAGTTTGCATTGATCGTTTGTTTAAAGCACGAATCAAAGCCGCTGTTTTTTCTATTTCTGCTTGACCTTGAGAACCTCTTAACAATAGCATTTTAGCTAGTTCGTTGCGTGTTGTCTCAGGCATTTGGTTAATTACTTGACCAATTCTATTTTTTACATTAGAAGCCTCACCCGCAGCCGCCAAGGGGTTGCCAGTTGCCACGTTTGCAATTGCTTTGCCCGTTTGAATTGTGGTCGGCATTATGCCCAAATCTTCAGCGCCAGACATTCTAGAAAAAGTCCCAGACCCTCGACCCACTTGCTCTAAGGGTTTCAATCTAGCTTCTTTTGATACTTCTTGAGCAAATTTTTGATAATTATCGCCAAATATCTCTTTGAGCCTGTTGCTGGTAGTGGGTTCTTTCCACATTTTTAGCAATGAAGTCTGCCCAGCTTCTGTACCAACTTTGTCTTTTAAAGATTGCAATGCGCCTATTCTAAAAGCCTCTAATTCGCTTTTTGACATATTGCCCATGAGATCAGACAACGCAATATCGTCCTGTTTCATGGCTGTTCTGCCTTTAACAACAGCATTGCTCAGTTGTGATGGGCCAGCGTAGGCATCCAAGGCTTGACGATAAATTGAACCATTTTCATTTCTAGGCGATACGGCTTCAAGTTTTCTTGTTAAAGCTGTTCTCAAATCATCATATGCTCGGCTTGTATTGGTTGCTTTACCAAACTCGCCACGGGCTGATTCACCCAAATCATAAAGTGATTGCTTGACAACATCCAAAACTTTAAGTGGTACATCATCGCCCGTTTTGAGCTTAGATATATCAATAGGTAATTGTCTATTCAATTGGGTCAACAATTCGGCTTTACCATGAGCTGATGTTGATGCTTGTATCAATGATTGCAACTCAGGATCAACCTTAACGGCTACATTTTCAAGTTGTCTATATAAAGGCGCTGAAGTGGCTTTTTTAGTTGCATCCAATGCTTCCAATGTGGCTGTAAAACCTTTACCTTGCGTGCCTAAAGCCTCATCTGCGGCATTAACAAGGCGTTCAGGTCTGAATGTCTGTTGTTCACGAATTCTTCGCTCTACCATCGTTTTAGCTTGTCCTGGCATCGAAGCCAATACATCCAATTGACCCAAAGCACTTGGCCCTCCCGCTTGAGCAATACTTGCATTAGGGTTTAACCCCATCTCACGGGTAACACGATTTAGAGCAGCGTTTGCACCTTCCTCACTTGTTCCACGCTGTAAGGCTTGAGCAAGTTTAATGCGAGCCGCTTCTTTGGCACTTTCAGAACTAATACGTTGAGCAATATTGCTTCCCACGTTATAAATGCCTTGACCTGTGCCTGATAAAACACCACCAGCAGCCGTGGCAATAGCTGCCTTTTTAGCAACATCTTCAGCAAACTTAGTGGGATTGATTGCTGGGTTGATGTCAGACGCTCCTATCGCTGAAATAGTGCCTTGAGTTCCAGCCATTTTTGCAGCAGTTGCCATTTTCTGCGCTGCTGACAATGCTTCGGCTGTTTGAGCCGCTTTGCTTGTCATTCCCAAAGGTGTTAACAAAAGTGGTAAACCACCAACTACTTCGCTTGCAAATGCCGTCTTAGGGTTTGTTTCCCTAAATTGCTCATTTACGCCTTTGATGTAATCTCTAGTATTAGCATAAGCCTCAGTTGGGTTTGCATTTATGCCACGTTGCAAAATGTCTAGCCCAGCAGCGCCTACGCCAGCAATTTTAGGAGCAAAGTTAAAAGTTAAACCCTGAGCCGCTGCTAAACCCATCTTGCTTGGCATTGACAAATCAGCTTGTCTGCCTTGTTTCATTGCAAGAGATTCAACTTCTTGATCTACTGCGGGCTGTGAAGCCCTTAATTCCATTCTTGGTTGAGGCTGAATTATCTTTGCAATTGCAGAATTAACTTGATCGTCAGACATTGTGACGGGAAAGTTAACAGGCCCATAATTGGGTATTTCAATCGTTTTGAATGCTTCAGCCATTATTCAACCCTTCCAGTTGCGGGATTGTATGTTGGAATTCTTGCCTTACCCGCCTTAGTCATTGCGTTGCTCATGCCTGTTTGAATAGCATCTCTAAACCTAGACATTGCACCTCTAAACGCATCTGGTGATTGTGCTGTTGATGCTTCTGTTAAGGCGGCTGTTGCTTTTGTACCCTCAATCTCAGAAATTGCGCCCGTTCCTTTCATGCGTTGAACCGCCTCTAAGAAAGCGCCACCTTTAACTTGGTCATAAAGAGCTTTGAAATCAGCACCAGGCGTGCCCCCTTGGAATGGCTTGTATTCAAAAGGTATAGTTGTGCCGACAACATCTTTTAAGCCTTTGTGTTCAGGCATTATTACTTGGCCTTGTGCATCTTTTGCACCAATCATTCTGTCAATTGTATTGATTAAAGTCTGACCTTGTTGCATTACTTGTGGCAATGCTTGTGCCGCTTCTTGTTGACCTTTTAATTGCGTAACTTGCAATTCTTGTTGTGCTTTGGGAGATAAAGCAGAAACCAAGGCTTGATTTGGCGATACAGGCGTTGCAACAGCTTGAGGTTGCATAGGTTGTGGTCTAGCTTGGGGCACAAACGCTTGCATATTGGGCTGTGGAACGGGTTGCGTAACAGACGGTGCAATTTGTTGCGGTGCAGCCATATTTGGCACACCTCCAGATTTCATTCCCGTATTAAAATAAAGATCAGCCGCACTAATTCCAAGTCTTGCACCTTCATTAGCAAGAGAAGCCTTTTGATTTGCACTCAAACCATTAAATGCACGATCAGAAATCGCACGCTCTTGTGTCAATCTTGCTGTAGTATCTGCGCTGACTGCTGGCACTAATACTGAAAAATCTTTACCACCACCCTCGCTAAACACTTTTAAACTAGCGGGCGTAAATTGGGCTGGGTTAACATTGCTAAAAGGAGACTTAGCATTAGCCTTAAACATTTCAGCACCCGTTGTTGGGTTAAAGGCCACATCACCTTCTTTAAGTATCAATGGTGCTTTTGGTGCAAGTTGGCTCATGTACATATTCATGGCTTGTTGTTGCATACCAGGCGTTTTGAACTCGCCAATTAACGATGGGTCAAGCACGCCCATAGCCTTTGCGGGCATTGCGGGCAATGTCATCGCCTTTTGTTGGTCAGGCATCATCTGTGCAAATGTTGGCGCAAGATTTGGATTATCTTCAAAATCTCTAGCAGTTGGTTGTTGATTAATTTCAGGCGTTGCCGCTTTACCTTGCAAACCTTGAATTAATCTTTGAATATCGGCAGATGTATCAGCCTTATATTGCTCCCCCAAGGCTTTTTGTTCTTGTTTCAAACCTTCTTGAGTTTTGTTTGACAAGTACATTTGAAGCACTTTAGCCAAACCTTGCGTTGGACTAATTGGGGCTTGAATGCCTTGATAAGAACCCGCTTGAACAGGCTCAAATGCTTGCTGTTGAAGAATCTCAGCCATTTTCTGTCTGCGATCCAACTCTTGTTGTTGCAACTGATAAGGGTTAGCAACATTAAACTGTTCGTATTGATTAGCCATGTTTTTACCCGTTCAATAAACTGTAATTGACCATTTTGTAACCGCTTAAGTGCATCAAAACAGCTTCAGGCATAACTTTTTCAGCCTCATCAGCCATTACGCCTTGTTGACGCTCACCCAAAATATCATATTCATAAATACCAATACCAAGTTTGTGTGTGCCTATGCGCTCAATATTGGACTTCAATTTTCGGTCAGAAAAAGCATAAGGAGCTGCTGCACCAGCAAGGCTAAATAACCCACTAGTTGTAGCATTAGCCCCTGATTGTCCAATGCCATAGTTTTGCATATTGGCAGCGTTTTGTGCTTGAGCGCCCGCAAATACAGGAGCTGGAGCAATCGTTGTTGGGTTATACCCTTGGAATTGAGGCATTTGCAATTGTGAACCACTCATCAAACCCGTGATTTCATTTAATGGTTGATTACGCAATGCAAGTTGTGTTTGTAAACTTTGATTAGCCGCATTGTTGCCAAATTGAGCACCACCAAGATTTTGGTTATATTGTTGAAGTTGTGCAGCGTTTGCTAATTGTTGTTGTTGTGCCGCAGTATTTTGATTTTGCTGAATTGCTGCATTAGCCGCATTAGATGCAGTCATGCCTTGACCAAAATTTTGAGCAATAGCTTGGTTGAGTGCTTGTTGATTTTGCAAATTAGCGCCAAAACTTGCCAACTGAGCTTGATTACCAAACTGACCAGATTGCAATTGTTGGTTAAAACCTTGACCTTGAGCCGCATTTTGCGCTTGTTGAGCAGCTAAAGCATTGCCAAAGTTTTGTTGCGTTCCAGTATTGCCAAATTGACCTGTTGCCAAGGCTTGATTGAAACCTTGTTGATTTGCAGCAGTATCTAAGTTAATTCCTTGCAAAGCCGCTTGGGTTAACAAATCATTTTGTTGTTGGCTTTGATCTATCATGGCATTTTTATACGCTTCACCGCCTGGCACTAGCCCTTGATTTGCTAAATTTTGAGCAGTAAACTTTTGCTGACGTTCCAATTGAGGCGCAAGCCTAGACATAATTGCCGCTTGTCCTGTTGTCCCCGCATTAACAGGCATTTGTGCAACATTGCTTAAATTTAATTGGTTATTCGCAAGATAGTTATTTGCATTTAAATCTTGATTGATTTTTCCAATGTTTCCAAGAGATTGTTGCAAATTAACAGGTGCAACGCCTCCTTGTGCCAATCCATATTTATCAGCCGCAATTGATGAAGCAGTACCATATTTGAACAAATCAGGCGCACTAGCTATTGCTCCAGAATTAGGAAGTGAAGTAATTGTTTGTGGGCCTGTATATTGAAACGGTTTATTAATAATGTTTTGAGCAGTTGAAAGCCCCGTTTCGCCAAGATTTGCCAATCCTTGCTGAACCCTTTGTTGAGATTCCAACGTGTTTTGTGCAGTTGGAGTTAAATTTTGGGTAATTGTTGGTTGATTTGTAACAGGATCAAACGTAACGGTTTGACCACCCAACGGGCCATTAACATTGGGGTTGTTTAAATAACCTTGAAGAAGCGCTGTTTCTTTATTCGCTGCGCCTTGAGCAGTAGCAGCAGCCGCATAATCAGGCGTTGCTGGTGCAGATGGTTGTGGGCATAAGAAAGACATATTTATTCCTTAAATTCGTAAGTTTCGCCTGATGGCTCATAGTTTGCTCTTTCAAGCAAAACGCCTAAATTTTGACTTTTCTTGTGGCTAATCATAATTTGGTTAACACCATTTATTTTAAGCATTTGACCAGCTAACTTTAATAGCTTGCAAATTCCTAAACCGCCTCTGTGGTCTGGCAATACATAATAAAACACATCCAACGCTTGCATTGCGCCATAAAAAGGCGATCTAAACACCATAAATCCCGCATGACCAGCCAATTCACCTGTTTCGGTTCGCAAAGTAAAATACGCAAAATTGCCTGTTTTCTCTAATTCAATCATGCCACCTAAATCGCTTCTTAGGTTTGCACTACCATAAAGTTCAGACCAATGCTTACCAATAAGCACAACGGCCTCGGCTGAAACATCTGCAAATTTTTCCATTTTTGCAATCATATGCCCGCCCATCCTTGCTGATAAACCACATCAGTTGAAGCCCACTCAATTTGCAAGCCTTGTGAAGCTGATTTTAATTGAATACCAGCACAGTATCCAATGCCTGTAACGCCTTGCCAATTGTTAGTAATAATTGTCCCACCCGCCCAAAATGCGTTATCCCAAACAGATGAATCCCATAAACCGTAGGTAGTAGGACTAAAAGTTAAACTTCCTGTGTTATTTGATACATCAAAATCAACATTTATGCCAACCAAAATAGATGGGTTGCCATCCGTAAATATAGATGGTCTTGCTCTTGTAAAGTATTTTTTTACTCCACGGCTTTCATAATAATTAAACGCTTGCAAAGCAATTGCATTGATATCGCTTATGTCATCAGTAAAACCATCCCATGCTAAACCAACAAAACCATTACCTCCAAAATAGGGGTTGTCTTTAAATGTTTCCCAACAATTAGCTCCCCATCCAGTAAATCTTGTCCATGATTTTGTAATGGTGTTCATTACAAATTGTTCTTGTACACCAAGGCCAACTGGCACATTGATCCACAAAGCATTGTTTTTAGCGTGATAAAGCAAAGCCCAACCAAATGAATTTTGATATAACGTTGTGGCCTCGGTAATAGCACCCTGTATCTTGTCAGATAAGTTAACCCTTGGATCAAGTCGGCTTGATTGCAAAGCTGATGCTAAGGGCAACAAACCATCCAAACTCAAAATCAATAGGTCACCACTATACTTATACAAACAACGCCTAGAAACGGGTGCGCCTAGCTTCCAAACGCCCGCCAAAGCCCAAGTGCTTGCTGATGCTGGGTCTGTGCCCCTATAAACAATAATTTCGCCTTGAGACGTTACAAACACAAGGTTATCATCCACGCCATAACCCGCATCAATTGTCCATGCACTCATGGAAACAATATAACCGCCCATTCGAGCAATAGAGCTTAAATCTAAAACTTCGGCAGCACCGCCTACTGAGTTAGTTGGCAGATACCATGCTTTCAAACTTTCTTTTTCAATAAACCAAACTCGGTTTTTAAACAACGTGACATTATTGAGTTTGTTTGTGGTAACGCCTGTAATTGCAATAGGTGAGCTTGAGGCGTTGATACTTGCCCAAGTTGTGCCGTTGTATAGTAAAGGGTCATCTAATCCATTACAAGCATAAAGATAGCTACCACCAGCAGTTGTGACGTTAATATGCTCAAAACGGCTATTGGTTAACCCAGTTTTTTCAGCAGCACCCACAGCACCTTTAGTTGTGCAATTGTAAATTTTTCCGTCCGCAATACCGAATAATTTGCTTACTGAACCAGTTTCATAAGCCATGACCGTATCAACTTGGCCTGTAATGCCTGTTGACCATTTGCTATAACCGCCACGCAAGTTAACGCTTGAAACAGTTGGGAAAAAATTAGTCATTGTCACCGCATCAGTCGGAGACATATTAGCCAAAGAATCCCTCACATTCCAACCACCAACGGGTGCGGGAATACTTGCTACACCAGCGGCTGTTCTTTGGGCGATTCTTGGCATTATGGTGATGCTCCGTAACCGCTATCAGGAATGTTGTCGTAGCCCACCAATATAGTGCCTGGCCTTGGCGCAAAGGACAAATTAGCCGCAGACATATCCAAAGCAATAGCCGCTTCCATTTCTTCCAAATAGTTGCGATACATTGCAGTTGTATCAAAACCTTTAGCCTCAAAATATTTGAGCTTGGTTGATAAAACCATTAAACGGTCAGGATAGATGCAAGTATCAGAATCGGCAGTAAACGATGTTTTTGGTATATCTGCTGAACTATTTGCCCAAGAATTTGAACGGTATTCATAGCCAAGATACTCGGCATTGGAGAAGCCAGGCCAAATTTGGAAATATTTGCTAAACAAACGCCATCTGATGCGAGGGCCAGTTGCAATGTAACCCGATAGCAACCACTCCCATTGTTGTGCATCTTCAGGGCCAAGCATTTCCCAATGCTTGTCTTTATCCCACATTGTTCTTGGGATAATGGCTTCGTAATCACTAGGAAACGCATACTTCATTTTTTGGAAGTAAACGGTTGCATTAGTTTGAGCAGAATTTGTTCTTCTATCTACAGTAACAGATGTGCCAGAATCCACCGATGTGATAAAGGTGTTCTGGTCAATTCCAGTACCAACCACCATATAGGTGTTATCTAAACCAGTTGTAGAGGGTATGCCCGTAATGGATGTACCACTACTGCTCCAAGTTCCTGTGGTAGTTAGATATTCAGTATAAAACTGTTTTTGCTTAGTAAGTGTTCGCCAAGGATGTTTCCGAAGAAACTCATATCCACTTGCATTCATTAACGCAAGTATTTGGATAATATCTTGATTAGTATTCCCAGCAACACTTGTCGGTGTTGTAACGCCTAATTCATTCGTCACTTGCTGCACTAACTGGAGCATAGTGCTAGACATAATTTACACCTCTTTTTTTGGACGCCCTCTTGTTTTTTCAGACAACAAGGCTTTCATTTGCTCTTGTAATTCTTTCAATTCAGAACGGGTTTGCTCTAATTCAAATG